AACGAGTCGACCAGGTACTTCAAGTACTACAACTACGAACTTACAAGTAATCAAATTGTTGCTCTTAAAAACAACTCGGGCGTTTAGAATAGGCGCAGCCCACGACCCTGCGCAAACCGAAGCGCGGTTTTGCCCAAGTAGCCACCGACGAGTCCTCCGACTGCACAGAATAGTATCTGCTGGTCAATCGTGAGCGAGCCTTTGTAGAACACATCAGTGGCAGCACCCGCTGCAGCCCAATGAACTGGTCGGGGTAGAGGTAGCGCAGTGTCAACTCTGGGAACGACGGCAGCTAGTGCACCCGCGGCTCCGGCCATGTAGCGTTGGTTCTCAGAGTTCGTAAGATCGAGCATCTTTAAAAACTAGTTTGGAAAAATCTCATAACAGATCAAAGATGAACTGTGAATGGCCTTGTTTATGCATTGGTTTCCTCATAGGTTTCTTTTACTTGTTTTCTATTCTATGTGCCTACTCATCGGTCATGCTACGACAACTACGCTCAATTTCCGATTCGAGTGGTAGTCATGAGCTGTCCAGAGATAGGTCATGTGTTCACTGCAATGTCACAAGACATGAGGATGAAGCTAGGCGGATACGCAGTGAGTCTGCAGGCCAGGTACGGAGACCCGCGTGTCTATGCCCAGCAACAAGAACAGATGGCGAGAGACCGAGCCGCAGTGGAACACGCCAAGTCAAAGAAGACTGCGAAACTCCTCGAAGATGCTTATGCAAGGCAGACGGAGCGCAATCGTGCGACACATCATGAACGCCTCCTTAGCCGAGCCGATCGAAGGTCAGCATCACGCCCTGAATCTGCGGCAAAGCCTCAGCGTGCTCGTCGTAAGCCTGTACAGTCTGAGCAGCCTGCTGCTCCCTCGCCACAACCCGATTCTTCTCGTGCTGAGACCAATCAGCGTTGAAATCCCCATAGGTGTCGTAGTCAGTGTTCTTCCACGCTTTGCGAACTTCAGCTGAAGTCACACCACCGGTGGCTGGCTTGGCCGCACCCTGGTATTCAGCCTCAGCTTGTGTGAGACGACTCTGTACAGTCAGATTCTTGTTGATCAGATAGCCAGCGGCTATTGCAAGACCGACAACCCATGCGGACATTTGTTATAGTTAGTCTTTAGATTTAGTTGCCTCCAGGCACTATGGTCTTGAAGACAAACTTTACGAACTGGTTTATATCCCCTAGTTGGTAAAAGGCACGCCCGAAAATGGCTTGACCATCCCTTTTAAAACACTGGAACAGCTCCTCCAATGCTTCTTGGTTGTCCACGATCCACTGCGCGCGCTCGCGTTTCACATTGAAAGGTAGGGTATCGGACTCTGTGGAATCCTCTTCTGAGGATTCACGGTAATCAGGGTCGAATTCGTCGCCAGCGTATGGTTTAAAATACGAGTCCGCCTTGAATGAAGACATCCCATGCACTTACAGATACCTGGTTGGAATATGTATCTAAGTAGTAGAGGACCAAGAGCAGTGAATCAGCAAGATCATCTTGCTTGCTCTTGTTTGCGAAGGCATGAACACACGTGTCTTGAAATGCCTGTGGGTTAGCCTTTGTGAAGGCCATTGCCCACTGCACTGCACGCTGCTTGTTTGCCCTGTAGTTTTTTGTGCTAAGGTCATAGTGCATCTTCACACTGCGCGCTGAGATAATAATAGTCTTGTCATAGAACATAGTTTGCAGCACAGCTTCCACAATACGCATGTTACATCGAATCTGTCGCTCGATTATGATCTTGTCTGCGTTGTCAAAGAAGTGTTCGTAGCGTTGCACAAAGTTTCGCACATAGTCCACGTTGTTCATCGGGACGTATCTGCCATTAGGCACCAGGCTTACACAATCCCAGTGCACAATCTTGCTCGTACAGAAGTCAAACACACACAGACCAAGGTTTTTGATCCCCACATCGATTGCAATCACAAATTGTGCCATGCTTTACACGCTGGCATTAGAAGAAGGTGGCTCAGTTGCAGGTGGTGCCTCCGTTCGCTTTATAAAACGAATGCGTCTGGGTGTAGACACTCGCCTTGACAGCTCGACCTGAAGCTGATCCTCGGGTACACGCTCCAGGTTTAAAACATCACGCTCACATTCAATTCCACAACACTTAATCCGTGAACATCTGCTTTTTAAGAAGTAAGCTAGTATACCGGACATGCATGCAGTCACTACACCAAGTACACTCAACAACCAAGCGCCATTGCGCTCAACAAAGTCTGGCTCGTAGCCGAAAGAGGATCCCCAAGTCTCAGGACCAGACATATTCTACAATTTAAGTGTCAGAAACTAAGCAAAGCTCGTGATGGCACGGCCATCCTTGATCTGCAACCAGTTGTAGTGCACACCCCACACATCACAGCGGTACTCAATAGACTTGGAAGAGGCGGCGTCATCGCTGGAGGTTGCCGTCCCCGTGATAGACAGCTTGGCGTGCGAAACCTTGCTGAAGTTCACGGCACCACTCGGGTTAGCACCCTCAGGGTTGAGAGCGAAGGGGTAGACGTAGATCTCCTTGCGATCCAGCATCTCACCCAACGCCTTGAAGTTGTCGTCGGTGAAATCATGAACGGTAGCCACAGACGTGCCGGCCGTACCATCGACAGTTGGAACCACAGTCGCCGAAGTGGCGTGATGCCCATCCACAGCATCAATGAAGCTAGTGCTCGTGTTGCTGTGCAGCATGGGCATCAAGCGGTTCATCAAGTAGTCACGTGAGATACCATCACCCGCAAGCGATGGATGCCGCTCCTGCCCGTTCAGCGTGAGCTTAAAGCCATCGACGGTAAGGTAGGCCTCCTTAGCGTTCGGGGTCACCTCACGAGAGGTGTACTTGTGGCTCTCAATGTTCGGGTCCTTACCACCACCATGGAAGGCAAAGTAATTCTTGCCAAAGCCCTTCATGTCATAGCCACTGTCACCGTCAGCGTCGACGGTGACGTCAGTCGAATCCGACATCTCACTGACCTTGCGGATGACAATGACGAGCTCCTGCACCGGATGCAGGAACGGCAGCTCAAAGTCAAAGAGCGTCTGCTTATTCGCCCCAGACGTGATCTGCTTGGTGAAGGACGCGGCCTGCCAGAGCTTAAGCAGACGCACGTGCTCCTTGTTCATAAGCAGCGACGCCTCAGGACCAGTCACATGCACATAGTGCGTGCGCAACTTGCAACTACCACTTTCGATTGAGATGTCAGGGAGCGCGGCAAGAGCTTGGCCACCAGTAGTGATGGAACCACCACTGACCGTCTCCTCACCACGACCCATCAACAGCTCCTTCAAGTTGCGGAACTTAACAGAGATGCGCACATCGTTGCATCCAGCAATAGCAGCCAGAGGGAAGTACTGTGAGGGGTGCTTCGTGAAGAAGAGGTTGAGAGGGATGATAAGCTTCTTTCCCTCAAAGTGCACCGCGTTCGTGCCTCCCGTGTGCTTGCAGATCAGACGACTTGAGTTGTCGTACGCGGTATTCTCGTCGTACACCGGCGTCCAAGTAGAACCAGTGCCGCAGTTCACACGCAGAGCTGGGCGACCAGTCTTCAGGATCGTGCTCTTCTGGAAGCGGTGCTCGTCACCACGCATCAGCTCGTTTTGGATGTACATTTGATCACCACTGATCGTCTCAATGTCATGTGAACCGACACTGAACGTCACTTTGTCGATCATCGCAAAGCCGAGCGACTCAACCCAGCTAAGAAAGGCAGTTTTGCCCGAAGTTAGGGTACCCAGAGGAGCGGTCCCCGTCGTTTTCTTGAAGTTAACAAGGAGGTCAACTGGGCCCATCAGATCAGCAGCCTTGGGAATGACGAACTGCACAGTGGACCCAAACGTGGCTGAGTTCTGTGGATCCACATCGCGCAGCTCAGTCTGGAAGTTCGAAGTACGTACATACCCGACGTTAGTGAAGTACGATCGGGTATTGTCGTACAAGAGTGCATCCTGTGGACCTTGGTTGATTTGCAGCTGAGGCATGTTCCTACCTTGCTATCGGAAAAATTAAGAGAGGGTATGCGCCACCAGACGCACCCCAGGGTGTGTGTGTGCTTCCTCGTAGTACCTCTGCTTACTCAGATCGTACGCCGCCTTCAGCGTCAGCGCTGGAGTCGCCGTCGCCAGCCCGAATTTGGACGGATTCCCCCGTTGATTCACCGGCACCCACGGCCTGTCGTCCCTCATCAATGTGTTCACTGGCTTGTCCACGTGAATCTGGTACAGGGGTTCGCAGTACTTCTCCTGGCACGTCAGCTGCACTCCTCTCGCTGCCTCCCTCGACGGACTGAACAGAATGTTCGCTGCTAGTCCCAGAGCCCCGATTGCGGCTAGTGTTGGCAACATCAGACGCTCTCAGCTTGGAATTTAATGCAAGGATAGTGCTGCTCTGCTTGCGAATGTGGTCCTCTGCACGCTTAGCAACAGCGTCATAATCCGCAATCTGCCTCCACAAGTCCTCGTTCTCTCTCACAACTGCTTCTATGCGATGCTTCTCTTGCTCTCGGTAAGCTAGCGCCCTTTCAAAGGTTTTACTGTTACGCTGTGGGACCTTAGGACCTTTGTAATAGGTGCGGTTTATGTCTTCAATGTACGGGCTGCTCTGCTGTGGCTGTTTGTACTTTGCCTGGAAGAAGGGATCCATTGCAACACATTAGGAGTGTCAGATTTTTTTTTTATGGTTGTGCAAAAGGACTGTAAGCGCCACTGCTTGCAGTGCCACCAGGTGTGAAAGTCATATCGTAAGGAACACTTTCCCTCACCAGTCTCTCGAATTCCGACAAGATTTCAGATGCTTCATTTGCTTCATTTTCAAAGAATTCAGGTGTTAAATTTTCGATACCGCCAAGTTCTTGTAAGAGTTCGGTTGCCCTTTGATCTAGCGCCTCGGCCTCCCTCGCTGCCCTCTCCTCCACTGCCCTCTCCTCCGCCGCCCTCTCCTCCGCCTGTCGCGCTCTCATCAACTCATGTCTACGCTGTGAATTAGGACTGGACATTGGTCGTCGGGACCCACGCCTCGATTGAAAATCGACCTGAAGGTTGCGCCCCTTGCCCTGAAACTCAGGTGTTCTGTATCCTGAATTGTTTATGTTTGTCTTTGTAGTGTCTACTACAGCACTTTCAATTGCATTGGTCAAATTTTGTAACAAATCAATGTTATACGTCCTCGGTTCACGTGCAGGAGTGTTTCGTAGATGTGAAGGCATGTTATTATGGAAATCGGATCGCTCGCCTACCGGAGGTTGTTTCTTATAGCGGTATTCCACAGGCTCCGTGGGCAGTGATTGAAACTTAGACACAAACACACCAGGAACCTCAGGAATGTCGCCAGCGGTAGCTCGAGGATCACTGAGATCGTCAGTTGGACAAGTCTCTGGTCCTAATGGCCGGGCCTTCACCCAGTGCTTGAAGTACATCCAGGCGCTTCTTAAATCTTGTGGTCCATGCTCAGCAAGTAGATTCATGTACATGTCTGCATCAGAGCGTTTCTTCTCACTCTCTTTGAGGTAGTCTCGAACCCCTGGTAGATGTGTCAGCTGTGTGTCACCCCACCACGTGGGCTTCCACCCATACTTTGAACCATTCTCCTCAGCATCCAACATCATTGGATCACCAATCTTGTACTTGTCGCTACCATCTGCATTCTTCGGTGCGTGTACAAGCTGATCGCGGTAGGTGTAACGGCGCACAGGTTTGCCAGCGCCATTGAAGTACACTTGTGGATCAATGTTGTCTGGATGTCTGCCAGCTAACCAGTCCTTGAACTCTGCCTTCAAACACTCATCTGCCTCCTCCTTGTAATCCTCAGCTGCCTTTTCAAGCAGAATGTGATCTTTGACCTCTTGGGCCGCATCATTTGCCTGTAGATACTTACCGGCAGGATTATCCAGTCTGTGTTTCAGGTATTCAACCTCATACTTTGGCCACGCTTTGGCTTCTGCTGCCTCTTCAACAGTGCCACGTCGGCCTCCTAAGGCGACACTTTTCTCTCCGGTGCCATCCCAGCCCCAAGGCATTTATAGCTATGTCAGAAGAATTTCCAACTCAGCAGCATACTGCGCTTTGACATGGCGCACCTACAGCAGCGGTCGGAGGCGTGGTACGATGCAAGGCGTGGGAAGATAACGTGTTCCAACTTAGGGGCACTTTTGGGACAAGTGAGCTATGTGAGTCGCAACGAGGCGTACAAACGCTGCCTTGGTCTTGAGCAGCGGAAGGCCTTGAAGGCAAAGAAGGATGGCAAGGAAGTAGAGAAACCTAATCCCGCGTGCACTTGGGGCGTTGACAACGAACCCAACGGGATTGTTGCATACATGCAGAAGACAGGCAACTATGTACAGGCTACGGGTCTTCACTCCCACACTTGGTACCCGTGGCTTGCTGGCTCACCAGATGGATTTGTGGGGGATGAAGGCCTGATCGAGGTGAAGTGTCCATTCTACAAGAAGCGCGATGGCAGTTCGCGCATCCACGCAAAGGTTCCTGGACACTATTGGATGCAAGTGAACGCGCTCTTGGAGATTACTAACCGCTCGTGGTGCGACTACATTAGCTGGACACCGGAGGGGTTTGCAATCTTCCGTGTGCACAGAGACACTCTGACATTCGATTACCTGCTAAGCTACTATGCGGCTGTTTGGGCTTGTGTCTGCTCACTTGCTGAGGCACCACCACCAATGTCAAAGGCGGAGCGTTTGGCAATTGGCGACCGCATAGAGGAGGCTATGTTGAAGGGGGTCGACCTTACCTTCTGGCGCGCTGAGATTCACACGATGCCACCTGCTCCTGAAGATTCTGATCGTGAGGTGTGTGATGAAGACGAGGTTCCGTCCGCCAAGAGACTGTGTGTTTCCCCCGAATCGCCTCGAGGACGAGGAGAAGTTTGTGACACCACAGATGCTGGCTACTGCAAAGCCGTATGCACGGCAGATAGTGACACGCCATTCCAAGCGGCTGCAAAGGCACTTCTTGCGCTACGCGACGCGCAAGTACCGATGCAAGCCGTCACAGGTTAGCTTCGACAACACGATTCCGTTGCTTGAGAAGGCTAAGCTTGTACCGTTGTCTGAGGAGGTGGTTGGTGAGACAGACGGTGTTGCGATTTGTATTAATTCGATTGTACCTATGACGTGGGATCACCTTGTATCAACACTCGTCCACGAATCACTACACAACTATTGTCGTGTACGGGGGCGTTTCATGTCGTGTTATAATGAGCACCAGTGCATGAGAGGCCTTGGAGAGCCTTGACAAAAAAATCTCATTGAACACATATGTTATGCGTCGTGTCATCAAATACACGGGTGATCCTGAAGATGCAGACGACACACTAGATTTGAATGAAACACCATACTCTGAATTCTATAGTTCAGTACCACATCCACCTAATTTGACAACAGCAAATAACATCTTAATCAATCGATTGCAAGCGATTGCAAATGCAAGCACTACTCAGACGAAGCAAGTAGCTTTGTGTGTCTTGGCGATGCAAAGGTATGAAAATTTGTTTTTGTTAAAAGAGTGGTTGCAACTAGCTGCTGCACCCGAGCAACAGTTTATGTTGTTTATCCACGCAAAGAATCAAGCAGCTGTTAAGGATGCAGTCCAGCAGGCGCAACTGCCAATTGACACTGTAGTTTTGGGTGAAGTGGAAACTCGATGGAGTTCTATTGGTATTGTGGAAGCGTCACTACTCATGTTTCACAACGCGCGTAGGAAGGGATGCAAAGGTGCTGTTTTAATGTCTAGTGATGCTAGTCCAATTAAGGATCCAAATACCTTTCATAAAACCGTGATAAAGCAAGATGGCCCGGTACGAGGTGGGTTTATTGTACCAACGTACAAGGATAGTAATGGCGACAAGAGGAAATACCCGTTTGCAGTTGGTGAGCAGTGGTTGTCTTTTAATGAGCGTGGCTTGGAGTTATTGCGCACTGTAACTAGGGACTCGTTGTATGACAACGATCTATTACAACACTTTGAGGCAATCAACCAACACGGGCTGACAAAATCACTTGAATATGAAACAGATTTACGCACAGCTCAGATTGAGGACAAGTATGAAGGGTTAGCACCCGATGAAACATTGCTCCATGCTATCCTATGGTCACTTTTATCTGCAGCGGAGAAGCGAGTAGCAGCTTCTAAGATATCTTGGATGCGATCGGATGAGCACCATGCGCTCCCTATTACAGTAGATTACCTGAGAAAGGCACTGCCTATGTATTTAACAGCGCGCAAAGTTGTCACACATGAAGCATATGAGCAAGTGCGTCGTATGTGGCATTTTTAATAGTCTTGGGTGTTAGTTTCTAAATGAGGATAAATGGCGCAAGTCAGATTCTCAGACTGTAAACCAACCAAGTGGACCGCTCCGCGCCCGTACATGGTGCCTACTTTTCTGGGCGGCTTTACACCCGTGCTGTCTGACCGTCCACGCGATTGGCGCAAGTGGGCTGAACCTGCACGCCGGAAGGACATGCCACAGAGCTACGGGTCGGGTGAAGCAACGCTGAATTCGACGCTCCGTGACATGTATGGCATTGGCCGTGGCACGGCGGCTTCGTATGAAAAGGCAAGCACATTGGAAGGTTCCTTGAAGCTTCCTGTAAACGAACAGGAAGTTGCCTATTTGCCCACAATAAGTGCACTCGATCTTCTGACGCACACATCAGACACACGGCTTCAGCCCAAACCCGAACGCTTCTTCAGATGAACAGACGCAACTTCCTCCAGCTCGCGAACATCACGCCAGAGGACTTGACCTTTTCGATGGGAGCCGACAAGCACGGCAAGCCTTCCATCTCCATGCACCTTGGACCCAACGCCAGTGAAGTCGCCTTTGTCTCACCCGCGTGTGTGACACATTGGCCGCGATGCACTGGGGACGGCAATTTTGGTTCGATGTGGGGACCGACCGACATCAGCAAGGCCAAGTTTAGCCTGGACCTCACTGACGCTGTGATTAACGAGAAGCTAAATGAGGGCTTTGAGCAAATGAGCAGGACGCTAGAGGCGATCGATGAGAAGCTGCTTGATTTTGTGTACAACAACCAACTTCGCATCCTTGGCCGCAAGAACTTGAGCCGTGAAGAGTGCAAGATGCTGCAAATTAGGACCATCCGCGCCAAGTATGACAAGCAGAGCGGCGTCCTGATTGGCCACTCAGTGCAACTCTCCACGTCGAAGTACACATGGGACGGCATGGGTGGCAAGTACGAGCGCAAGATCAACATCTGTGATCACACGGGTGCTGTGATCTCAAACGGCACGGTGGCCCCTGGTGACGTTGTAGCAGCTACCATGTACGCTGGCCAAGTGTACAGCGGCGTCGGCGGTGACAAGTTTGGCATCCAGTGGTGCTTTGACGATGTGTCCGTGATTTGTCAGCGCTCGAAGCTCGAGATGAAGTCCACAGTGCCGGTCTTCGGTGCACAGAGCTACTCCTTTGCCTCGACATACGAGATGACAGAGGCGCCACTTTCTGAACCCATGGGTGTAGCATGACTGGGTCCACGCAAACAAATGCAACTGGACCTACTAACCCACGCGTTCAGCAACACACACACTCTGTCGGACAGACGGGCCCTGCACAACCCACAGCTCCCACGGGCGGTGGTCGTGTACAGTATGGCAAACACGCAACCATGCCTGTGTTAGCGGCGGACCAATATGCTGAGGTTGTGCTACCTAACCTTACCATGTTTAATCCTGAGGACATTAAACTAGATGGTACGGTTGTAGCAATTGGTAAACGTCGCACGGGCAAGTCGTGGATCTTCCGTAACTTGATGTATCTCATGCGAGACAAGATTAGCGCTGGCATTGTCATCAGTCAAACTGATGAATTAAACAAGTTTTGGAGACAATACATTCCAGCTAAGTACATCTACCCAAAATACGAGCCTGAAATTTTAGATGCTGTCTTTAGAAGACAGAAGAAGATATTAAATGACAAGGCTCTTACTGAAAAAGAGAAGGAAAAAGAAGCACCGTTTTTCATTCTCTTAGACGACGTGATCAGCGACCAGCGTCTAAAGTACGACGCAAACCTTATGGAATTGTTCGTTGCGGGTCGGCACTACAAGCTCTTTGTCCTTATCACAACACAATACGCTAAGGCGATCACACCAACGCTCCGAGGTAACACAGATTACTGCTTTATTATGAAGACCATCCAACAGAGGCAGCGTGAGGCTCTGTGGGAGGACTTTGCGGACTTCCTCACTAAAGATGCCTTCGCACAAATCCTAGACGCCTACACAGAGGACAACGAAGTGCTCGTCGTTGACACATGCCCAGAACACACAGTGGACCCCTTAGAGATGCTGTACTGGTGGAAAGCTCAGGACCCAGGCGACTTCAAAGTGGGAAGTGAGGAGTACTGGCAGTCAGCTATGAATGACAACCAGATTCCTCCGAAGGAAGGTCCTGAGTCAGCATTGGATCTCATAGTTGTGAAAGACATCATGCCACATCCTTGGAAGGGCATGGTGTAGACACAATTTCTAGTCGCTTCTGGTAGATAAGATGGCGACTGCACGCTCAATTCAAGTCTCTGTGGTTCACACATTCCTTGGTATCGCTGTCGGTGCCGCAATCGAAGGGCTGCTACCTAAACATCACGACGGCGCTTCTTTGCATCAACAGCTTTTCGAGGCCGTTGTTCAGGTGGGCTTGAATGGCGCGGCGCTTTCTCTTGTAGCAACCTCGCTACGGAACGACGATCCAACGTTCGGAATACCATTTTCAATGGCTCTATTTGAGGCGCAACCAGAATTGGCGGCACGTATTCAGTCGCTAGCCGCTGTAGCAAAAGAGCAGGTCTCTCAAGCCGTACAGCGAACGGCGCCACTTGTGCCAACGGTTTGAGTTCCCATTGCAGCGAGCCGGCCATGTTCATCCACATGTCATCGAGTTGCTTTAGCTTGTGTTTACTCTTGATTAGGGGGAAGAACATACAGAATTGTGTGCAATCAAGCTTCTGGAAGAGTCTACAGAAGACATAATTATAGTTCAGGAAGTTCTTCCGCTCCTTGGCTCGGAAGCAGTCGAATGGTTCTTGTAGGTCCTGAAACATAGCGTCCAACTTCTGCACAAGCATGGAGCCCGGAATCGGTGGTGCAATCTTCGTCACACGATAGATGATTTGCAACCACTTCTCAATGTAAAGCTGCATATTCAGAGATCTGAGTACCGCTCGGACAGCGTCCTTGTTGATAACGGTGTACGAGCCGTCGCATAGCTTCTCAGCAATACGTAGCATTTGGTCGTGAGGGATTTGAGACTCCATGAGGAGCAACTGGCTAATGCGTTCATGCCAGTGGTGAATGCGCTTGTAGTTGCTCGTTTTGTGTCTGAAATCGTTTCCATACATTGTCTCCCAAAAGCAACAGCCTGGTTGTACCACACCACAGCTATCACAAACGAGGCTGCCGGGGAAAGAAGTTCCGGATCCTGCATAACTGAGTTGTACTCCACCACAGCCAACACAGCAGCCACTAGGCTGGACAGGATCTGGCCGTTCTGTAGCCAATAGATGCTCAAGATCGTTAAAAACCATATCCAGCAAATGCTGATCGTAAACCACGTCTCCCATTCCATGTGTGTGTTTCATATGTGAGTAAGAAATTACTGTGCTTTTTCCAAGCCAGTTCCAAGACACATGGAACTAGCAGGTTGCCCAGATCGTTGGACAGATGTGTTTATTACTAAGGCTGACGAAACCCCCAGCGATGGGAGCAAGTATGCATTTGACGACACGTACTGTTGCTCTGTACAGAGCATAGAGTTTGACCCTGTAGAGGGGTATGCAGTTGTCACAGAGACTGACAGTCCATGGATATGCCCCACATGGACTAAGGAGTACATGACTTCTGCAGCTGCAAAGTCAGAGTACAAGAACCTGCAAGTTGGTGACCTTGTGCGCATTGGAGAGCATGATTCACAGGGGTTCACTGATTACTTAACCATTGTTGAGATCAAAACTTTTAGCAAGCTTGTGAACGGCACAAGTACAGAGCTTAAGATCTCAATTGGCAGTGGCACTATTGAAGGGACTGATTTCCTCACAGCACCCACAACAAGCACTGATCCAAACGCCAATCCACCACAAGCAGCGACCACTGTCACCACAGCTGGGATTGCGCACATCGCGCTCCGTTTGAATGCAAGTTTGAATTGCACCAAGTTCCCGAACCTTACGCCTAACAACAGCGCAGATCACATCTATGCGCGGCAAATGGCTCATCGCAACGCTGGTAACACCGGGTCAACGTACTTTGCTGACCTGTCTAACCGGCAGCACGCATATTCATACCACAGCAAGATGGCGGGAGCATACCCTGAAGAACTCAGGAAGTTGATGTTTACTGCCGTTGTGAACAATGCTAACGGATACCAAGCATCAACTTCATCAGTAACAGTTACTGTAGATGCCCTCGATGGTGCGCCGAGTGCAGGGCTGGTGGTGTACAACGCAAAGGGCTACTCTATTGGAACTCTTGCCTCTGATAGTACCTTGCACTTTGGTATTTCAACTGCGATAGTGTTGGCGAACCTCAGTGAAGCAATCACCGACAACCAGAGTCTCTTCTTGTATGACGATGCTGTCGGTAAGAGTACTGAAAAGTACTTCTACCCGTTGTACAAGGCTGCCAATTGGGTCAAGGGCACGACCCTTGTTGCAAAGCTTGATCACGGAGTGAAGCAAGTGTCTGCAGTCAAGCTTGTGGGGTACACTCTAGTGAACAAGCGTGCAGTGGGTATACAGAACCAACATGAGATGCAGTCTGATGACTATTTGATCTTGCGCATCAAAGAGATAGAGGGGCATGTGATTAGTAACAATCACCATGCACATGGGGCCTTTGCTATACTTCGCACTGGGACCTCAGAGAACCTGCTTCATGGGTCTACACAGTTCTCTGCATACGAGCCGAGTGGTATAGTGTGTGTGCCAGTGCACAGTACGAATGCTACACTGCGTAACATGACTATAGAAGTGACCGATCGCATGGGTAAGCCAGCGCATTTTGGTCGATTCCATCTCTGGTTCAAGCTTCTAGTGACTCATGGATAACTTTCTGAAGCCTCATAGTAGAACCATGGCGCGAATGGAAACTGACACCGCGAATGCCATGGGCCTGTATCGCAATGCGGGCCCTGAGGGCAATCCCGCCGACACTGGACTAGGCATGGGGCGTATGCTCTATGACGCAGAGCTTGCGGCGCGTACGCGCTATCAAGATCCGGTTGTGCCTCAACAAGGGCCAACTCAAGTGACCGGGAGGGATGATCGTACTAACCCCACACCTGAATACTACAACTATCAGCCTGCTTTGCCAGTCAAGTACTCCGTCCCGTCCGCTGCCAAGGAGCGCATGGTCGCGCGCGAGGCTATTCGACAGGCAGCTGGTGAAAATCTGCCTTCCGATGGAACTGTTATACGCACTGATCCTATCACGGATGATGAGATTAACTACCTCCAGTCCATGAAGGACCAGGTTGAGCTGGCGGACTTTGACCGGTACGTCAACTCACTTATCGACCCTCGCAAACCTGGCAACCTGAAGTGGCTTATGGAGATCTACCCTGAGTTCGTGAATCGCCGCATCTCACAGGTGCACACCGACTACGAGTATGCTCTGCGTAACCAGATGATCGATTCATGGGGCATCAACACCTTTGATGACTTGCACTTCAAGTATCTTGTGGACCAGGGTAAGATTGACGGGCCTTACCTCACGCCTAACTACGATCCGACTGGGGGTTATGAAGCAGGCTTCTTGTCTCCCTATAAGTTCGTGTCGAAGCGTGGCAATGGTGTGCGTCTGCCGTTTGCATCGGCACAAGTTGGGGCTAATGCAGGCGGCCCTGGAAACTGGGTTATGAGGGATGACAACATGCCACTTGCAAAGAATCGCGGCTTGGGCCAAATGGCTTTATCTATGTATCAGGATGGAGATTCAATTGGTGAACCTGGGGGTTTGACGTTTGGCGCTGCTAGGAATTTGTTTGGCACAGGCATGGCAAAGGGCGGTGGGGACTTCCCCCGCGTTTAAACACTTTCTGAGTAGAGTGATAAATGAGCGCCCCCCGCCCTGTCACCGGTCGCGAAATCTTGGTTTCCTTAGGTCTAGGAAAGCCGTCCGCCCGCGCGTTCTGCGCCTGTGTAGCCGCTACAGGCGTCTTCTACTTCGCCAAGTACCCAACAGGTGCCTTCCGAGAGGACGGCACCGTGCGGCCTTTCGGCCCATTGACCCCTGGTCCAGACGGGGTGACTGAGAAGCATTTTCTGGTCGCTCCAATGTTAATAGCGACGGCTGTATTCCTGTGCACATGAGCGAGCAAACCATCGGTGCCTTCCTCCGCGAGAAACTGACGAATATGGCTGGTTGGATCGAAGTAGAGCTCGGCAAAGAAAACATTCACGTGGTCCTCAAGCAGTACATTGCCGAACGGACAGAAACAGAGATCGCCTACGTAGTGGGTATACTGTATGCTAACTCTACCATGATCACACACAAGGATTGGAGTGGTCTGGCTAGGTTGGCTGACCTACCAACAGCGTTGCTTGAGGTGCTCGACAACGTGCGCAAGAGGGAAGATATGCACGACAAGTTTTGGCGTTACATGGAGCTCTTTGTAGCAGTAATTTCCAACTCTAAATCGAGCGATGCCAAGTGACCCATTGAGCCTTGGAGAGCTCGAGCCCACGGCTATCAACGCCGTGGTAGAGCAACGTTCAAAGGGTAAAGTCAAGCCACCTAGTGAGTTGGACCTGAAGAAGGAGGAACGCCTTTCGAAAAGGGAGGAGAGGCTCGCGGGTGGGAAGGCCCCAGCGCCTGCACAGCCTCCCCCTGGTCCATCCGTTACGCCAGTAGACACCAGCCCGCTTCTGGACAAGATAGCCGCCTACAAGGAGCGCTTCACACACCTGAAGAGTCGCAACCCCAAGTTGTCAGCCAAGAGCTCCATTGAGGAGATTGAGGATGAACTGCACTACTTGGAGCTGCAGCTCGGCTCCAGTAAGGATGGCTCTCTAGCTCAGATGCTTTTTGTCGGCTCCATGTCAGGATTAGAGACAGTCACCCGAGATTATTACAACCCGTTGGGTCTCAACCTAACCGGTCTCGGCGCAGTGGCTAAGGATAACGTGAGTGAAGTGTCAGACATCTTGGATGAACTCATGATCAAGTATAGCGCAGGCTTTTACATACAGCCTGAGTACCGCCTTGCGCTTGCAATGGCGGGGATGGTCATGACGGTTCATACCGCAAACAGTGGTGACCCTCGTGTCGCCGAGGCTGTCAGGAAGATGAACAATGTAGCGAAGCCACCCGCTGGCTCAGAGTCTATGTAATTCTAAAGGTAATTGTAACAAACATGGCTTTCAGAGTTGGAGCTGATTTTTTGGGAGACGCCCTAGGGTTCGGCATACGGCGTGGAACTCGTGAAGCGGCCGCAGATGCAGCCTCAACTCTTGTCCGCCGTCCCGCTGTCGAAGTCTTAACTCAAACCGAATCACAGGCAGCTAGAGCAGGACTGCATGCCGCTGAGGATGCAGGAAGTGGCGCAGCTGACGCAGCGCTGCAACGAGCGTCAACTACGGCCGAAAGAGACATGCTTACACAGTCCGCTCGAACGGAAGCACAGGCTGCACGAAGCGTCGAGTTGGAGGCTGCGGCTGCGAAGCCACAACCAGTCACAAACATCAACAGTAACAACTACTGGAACACAAATAAGGCAGTGGCTGCGACCACCGTGGGCCTAGGTACTATAGGTGCAGGTACATTCTTGGGCTATAATGCACTTGTAAGAGGTGATGAAGATGTGAAGCAAATTATAGCGCTTCCACGCGACTTTGCAAAAGCAGCAGCAGACGCAGCTTCAAGAACTGAAGAGAAAGTTGAACAAGTGCTAGGTGGTTTAGCCCGGCACATGCCAACTGGCAGTGACCTATCCGCTGCCATCAGAGGTGCAGAGAATCGTGCTCACGACATTACTGCTGGTCTCGCCGGGCCTACACAAACTGGCGTGACTGTTCTCGTCATTCTCGCGGGTGTCGTTGCCGCATATGAAGTTTACCGTTTTGTTCGTTAACTATGTATATGTTGCAGCGTAGGCGTCTTTGATTTTTTGGCACTCTACGGCAGACTGCCCGATACAAAGCATTTGCACAACAGGTCCATTCACCTCCTTGTTTGAATGCGATGGTGCATCCTCAGGTGTGGGTTTGTACTCCTCTGACTGTGGCCTATGATCCTCATTTGCAGTGGACACAGTCTGTTGTGGCGGCGCAGGGGGTGGCAGTTCAGAAGGCGGGGCCTCTGCATAAATCGGCTGTTCCGCAAAATGTCGAGGTTGTGGGAACGCACTGCGGTAGCTCATCTCAGGTTCAGCAAACTGTCTGAACTCGGTACGCTCAGTGTGTGACGGCTTTGTTAATTGGTAGAGTGCCCATGATGTGGCGGCGACGACTAGCAAACCTCCAAATGCCTGAAGCTCACTCATGTTTGAGTTAGAGTTAGATTATAATCTGAAGTCTGTATAGACACAGATGGGTTTCTTTGATGACGTTGGATGGTTTCTTGGAGAGACTGTAAAGGGTGCTGGGCATGTGGCCTTACACATTGCTGGTGCCCCTTTGGAGTTAACTGGTGCAGCACTAAATGCTGTCGGAGCAAAGGGGGCTGCCGATGTGGTTAATTTTGTGCCAGACGTGTTGCACGATATTGTAGACAACCCAATTGACAACACACCACTTGTTGGCACTATTGTGCGCTCAGCACAGTCTAGTGTAAAGGGCGTTGAGTGCATGGGTATGCCAGAGAACACTCTTGGTGATCGAATGGCAAAGTATCATTGTGCCAAGGAACAAGAAAAGATGTTCAACAAGGCGCTTACAAACGCAACAGCAGACGTAATTGGAACTGCCACACTTGAGGTTGGAAGGGTCGCCGCTGTCCCTGTGCGTGCAGCGGCAGGTGCAGCTGCGCGAGGTGTTACAAGAGTGGGCACACGCCTAGCCGCACGTGAAGTAGAGCAAACGGCAGCGCGAGTCCTCGTCACTGAAGCTGCTGAAGTTACCACACGTGATGCCGTAACAGAGGCTATAGCAGCGGAGGGTAGAGAAGCAATTACTCACCAAGCAGTTTTAAACCTTGCTACAGCCCCGACAATTGAGATTGCTGATAATTTGATTGCACGCCCACTGGTTGTTGGAGCAGAGCGTGAGGGTGCACAAATCGCTGCGCATGCTGCAGTGAGAGAGACAGAGAACATGGTTGCTAGAACTGTAGCTCAAACAACAGTTGAAGAGGCTACAAGGACAGCTGAGGCAGCGGTTACGGCAAATGTAGCGGCTAAGGAAGCAGCGCGGGCAGCAGAACAAAAGTTAGCAGCGCGGTTGGCAAAGCAAGAAGCAAAGCAATTAGCTGCTCGTGAGGCACGAGACGCCGCTACACGTGAATGGGCACAGAAGTCATTGCTACAAAAAGCTATGGCACGCAACCCTTGGACTGTTGCAGACATAGCAATCATGAGTGGTCTTAATACTATGCACGAGAACAATGACTTACCATGGCAAAGAAAGCCTACGCCAGATGGGAGACACGTTAGACCTGATGAACACAACTATGGCCCTCTTAGTGGTCCACAGCGCGTGGAGCCACATACACGTCCAAACAACGGCAAATCAGACAGGCAGGATCCCACTTTAAATCACGGCATCGATGCAGAGCTTCTCTTTAGAGATGCACTCTTGGCACCTGGTGATCAATTGATTCCGGATGCTAGTGTCATCACTGAAAATGGCAAGGTCGTTGACACGAGTCTTAATCTTATCTACACTGTGCCACTATTGATCGCTACAGTCGCCTTAGTTTCTGAACTTCGGGCATGAGATATGCAGCGTGCACTCTTGATCGGAGCAACTGGTGGTGTAGTCCTCTACTCTGCCTACATGCTAATTCATGGTGAGTCTCCTCGAGCAACTCAACGGGCATTGACAACCCTACCAGCACCAATTAAAGATAGGACACAGCAGCCCGTTGTGAGTGGGTCTGTGTCATCCCTTACCTATGCAATTGCTCAGGATGGCAATGACCCTCACCTCGTTGATCGACCGGTTGCATTAGGTGGCGACCAGGCAAACACTGGCCATATGCAAGATGATGTTACCTTCACATCGCTTGAACAGCAGCAAACGCTATACATCCCACATGTGCAGGAGAAGGAGAAGAAGGCGTTTTGTGAAGCTACCTACAAGAACTCAGCATTGAACAAGGAAATGCCTGTGTTTGCATCAGTCCCAGGTGGCGAGGTGCCCCTCACTACTGCTGCAAGTCTTGGGGTAGACTTGGGTGATGTTCATCAGCTGTCCAACCAGTGGGTGCAAATGGGATATGACAGAGATCAAGCGGATGGACTGGCCCAAAACGATTGTGTGATCAATGACTCTGTAATGGGTCAGCCACCACAGTCAGTCATAGGTATCGCAGCAGATGGGTTTCCAATCGCAACTTTCTAATAGAAGGGTGGAATATGGATCGTCTAACAAACATTATGCGCACCGGAGGTAACCTTGGATTGGGTGGCTTTGCACCCGGCGTGATGGTGACTGTCATCAGTATTGCGGGCCGACGATTAGAGTTGATCCCCCCCGCTGCTCGAACCATCCTGGACCGCGTTCCTTTGATGGTTTGGGGTGCAGGAGCAGGCTATGCATTCGCACTTCCAGGAGAAGACCCCACCTGTGCAGCATTGAAGGGTGCTGCGGGGACAGTAGGAACGAGTGTCGCGCTTGCTTCTGTTGGCGTTTAGTTTCTAATTACAAAGGGAGTAAATATGGAAGGGCCGTCGCTGATAGGTGCTCAGTGGTTTGCAAGAGAGCGAACCTACCTGGGGGGTGATGACCAACCAATTGTCGTTGACCCTATAAGGTTGCGTGAACGTTGGATCACTGATGACGATGGTTACACACACAAGGAGACACAAGTCAGATCAGCTCAGCTTGATCACGAGGCTATGGAGGGGAGCAAGTCCTGGTTCGTGCCACAACAGGGACCTGTCAGCTTCTTTAAACCGACGACGCGACAGCTCGATGTCGCTGCCAAGTGGCCAATCCCACAAGGCATCGGCTGTCTCCTCGGCATGCACGGTGAGATTCGTGATCCATCGCGCTTTGGCAAGCTGCCTTCCATAGCGCAATTTATCTATGATGGCTCACTCTCTGACAAATCAAAGGGTGATATTGAGCACGAGATGCGTGAGGCTGACCGGCGTCAGTCTCATCGTCTCTTCGACACTAGTGGCTATACGCGCTAATTTCTTAGCGCGTAGTTAAAGATGAGCCAACTTGGGTGGATTCTGATCGGAGCAATAACACTTCTTTATCTTAACACACCACCACCAAAGGCAGAGATGGTGGGCACTGCGCCTAACGTACAGCGTGAGGTGGATCCTACCCGCTGGCGTCACGACGGCACGCAGCCCATGTTCTGGACCAAAGGTAACGGAGCTGGGTTCGTGGACGAAACCGTCCAGGAAGTTGCTCCACTATTGTCCTAGTGCTCGCATTTCTATTCCTTGAACTTTCTTAGAAGCTTCCTAAGAGCTTTACATAAACAAAAAACACTACACAAGACGCACACATGGGCAAGCGAAAGCTGCACGGACAAAGCTACTACCAATGCGACTGGACGGGTCTCCCAATGCGTAACCCGAACTGTTGGATGCCCACATGGAGTGAGGAGGGCAAGCTCATCAAGAAGGGCTCGTACTGCAACTGGGAGTCGGTATTGGCGCATGCCAAGCACCTCTCGTCTGAGCTGAGCACAGATTACCAGCGTATCGAGGACTACATCCGCACGCAAACTGGTGATTGCAGCGTGAATGAGGCTCCACATTTCACTGACATGGAGCACTTCAAAGGCAACGAGCACTCCAAGTCACTGAACGCAGAGGAGTATCATCGCGAGTGCTGCTACCAGTCGGACGAAGTGTACGGCGTTAAGATTCAGGAGGGCGGCCACTATCACGAGCTTCTCATGGACACGAACGACGGCAAGCTAGACTACGCGAAGCACTTAAAGCGGCCCGCGCTGTGCGTCAGCGCACAGCCCAGTTGCTTTCAATCTTACAGGAAGGGCGGCAAGCGCGAGAAAGAGCTCTGTGTCTTCTACTACCCAGGCAAAAACGGTCTCGAGTTGAACGCGCTCGCAAGCCAGCTGTTCAAGATGCAGATTCACGGCGAAGTCCTCTTAGTGCAGTGCACCAAAGAGGCAAGTTTCATGCCTCGCGAGCGCTTTGTGCACTACACGCTGGCGGATTTCAACGAAAACTACATGCGCAAGCGCAAGCGCCATCAAGAGCAGTCATCTGTGTCTCCCGATGAGTACACTACTCTGAAGGCTGAGATGCAGGCTTCGCTTTCCGCGTACGAGAGGCAGGCTTCCGCTTCGGCTTTGGCTCCTCCGGAGCTTGTGAAGATGAGGAAAACGCCGCCGATTGATGGGAAGAAGTTGGCTGATCTTGAGCGGCATCGACGTGAGCAAGCTCAGCATACGAATTCGTAGAGTTCAGCTCCTCTGTCTCGATGCTCCTTTGAGGCGGCTTGCAGGTCCTTTTGGGGGTAATGAAACCATCATCGACGTCATATTTGTGGTCTGACTCATCAGCCCACGCAGTCGACTTAAGTGGGGGGGTTGCAGGTTCAGGTGGGGGGATTACGGGGGAGGAGGCATTTTGTCGGTGTGGGACGACCCAGGGGACAACTGGAAGATTGACTTCGTGTGGGGGCTCGCCAATGAAATCGGGGGAGTTGTAAAGGACTGGCATGACTGCTGTGTGCGGCATTGCACTTCGTATGCACGTATCTTAGAATTTAAGAGGTTTATTTTGTCAACAAGATCACGGATGTCCCGAGCGCGAGCCCCCTGTGCTTGCTTTTCCTGTAGCTCGAAGAAATACACATCCCTGACAAAATAGGGGATGCCCCTTTCCCAAAGGGTGTCTATGTAGTTGTAGTATTGTCCAATTGGACCAATGCCTTCTATCCAAAGTGCTTCACCCTCCATGTGTAATTCATGGTCTGGAAGAAGAGGATATTCTGAGAGTATAGAAGGCATGAGTGAGACCCGCAAAGTATGGATGACTTGCATGACCACCAAGCAGAAATTTGAGGTCGAGGAGCCCGATGTGATTGTCCTAAAAAACGGCAGGTATGCTTATAAGGTGAAGTGCCCGTGGCAGGGCAAGAATGAGAAGGATCTCTTTGCGTTCAAGTTCTGTAGCGCAGCGGATTACGAGGCCTATCAATTGCGAAAAGACGAGCACTCGACGGGACATTTCCAGGAAGAGGAAACTGGAGACAATTTCCAGGAAAATACAGAGAATGCCGAATGCGAGGGTGGAGAAAGTGAGTAGACTTCTCTACAGGAACATCGGACACACACATCGACAGGGACGACCCAACATGGTCAAACGAATCAACACGACGATCTCCACTGAGTCTGTAAACTTCAAGGCACAGAAGGCAGCGAAGACGAACCAGGCCTGGCGCTACGCTGGCGGGCAAATCATTCGTGCTCCGTCGACCGACATCAACGGCCGCAAGTACGAGGACCCAAAGAATCCAGGGCAGCCACGTCGGAAGCAAGAAAGCAACTTCTTCCTGACGATCAACCCCAACAAGGTGCCTCTTGGTGACGAGCGTATCAACGCTGACCTGGCAATGAAGGAGTGCTTGCAGCAACTCGCCCGTGACGAATACCTTGCACAGTACCTTAAGTTTGGCCCCAAGGTCGTTGGCAAGCCACGCCAATCAGAGGACTACCGCCTTGACAAGTACGAGGACGTGATTCACTCGGTAGACTGGAAGTCCGGTGTCGAGGCAGGACCTACACTCAATCGCCTGCACGCACACGTTTGGCTCACGATCACACACTACAGCCAGGTCCAGATCAACGTGCAGGCGCTGCAATACCTGTCACGTGAGCTGTACAACACCTCACTGAAGCGCTCGCTGCTTCGCACACCACCTGGTGAGCAATTCTTCACCGGAAAATTCGTAGATACTGAGCACTTCAGCGGATACGAGCAACACTCAGCCGGCCCTGCGCTCGGGCGGTTAGAGATCTCGGATCTGCCATATGTGCATGTGAAGCTACTGCCTCAGAGTGACTGGACGGATGTGATGCGGCAGTACATTCATAAGGGAATGCAGGCCAGTGCATAATTTTCCATGCGAACTACAGTACGCATGGCACCACCAGCGCCTAAAATAGCCTTAGTGCCGTTTGGACAGGCGAAGCCCAAGAAGCTCAGTGCGACGTGGGTAGCTGACTATAAGCGTCTGCGTGAGCAGCCACATGACTGGCCGCGTACACTTGTTTCATTTGAGCTGTGGTGTGCAATGACCTTGTACGATGTGAAACATGAGGATGGTGGTG